ATCAACCCATTTTTCTTTGAACCATCTATCAAGACTCATTTGCCTACTTGTTTCTGTGCTTTGTTATGTGCAGCTTTGAATGAAGAACCTTCACGCATTAGCTTCTTCATCATATCCATGTGCTTTTTAGAATGATGCTCTGAATGTTTTTTCAAAGTTCTCATCTGACTAAGGGAAAGCTTCTTCATGAGTAGCCACCGCCAGCAGCTTTGTATTGTCGTACAAGCTGTCCACTTGCATAAGCAGAAGGCCACTTCTTAACTGTGCGTTTTACTTTAGCTTTTATTCTTGCGTAAAGTTTTGGGTTTGTAGGTTTAGCCATTGCCAAATACGTTAGAACCTGCTAAACGTGCTTTTACATTTTCTGTATAAGATACGTCTTTCTCCCAACGAGGATCAGACATAGCAGTCACTACTTCTGACGTAGATCTAAATGGTGTAGGTCCACCTGTAGATGCACGACCTGAGTAAAGATTTGGTTCAACTCCCATAGCGTTATTGTATTGTGAATAGATACCTTGAACAGCCAACTTAATAGCAGGTCCATCTCCTGTATCAGTTAACTTATTAAAGGCTTGGACTTCTTCAGAAGGTAGATTTTCTATAGCCCAAGAAACCATTTGACCATAGCTTTCATCTCCACCTACTGAATCTTTGATACTTTGTGCATCTACTTCACCTGCCATAGAAGCATTGCGAAGACCATCTAAATAAGTATCAACAATTTGCCTTGAGAAGCCAGCATCACTTAGCTTGCTGTAGTCATCTTCAGAGATCTCATCATTCTCTGCAAAGCGATCTGATATATCTATAGGATCAATACCAACTTCTTCTAATACAGAAGCAAGACCATCTCCATAAAATTCTTCTGCATTAAATTCAGAATCGTTAGTTTCTGTTTCTTGTTCTTCTGTCTCTTCTTCTGCTACACCTTCTGGTTCTTCTCTAGTTTGATCTATAGCACCAAGCTTACCTTCGAGTTCTTTGTAGCTGTTTGCTAAATCCTCTACAGTTTTAAACTTACCTGCATACAGGCCATTGTCTTCTTTTAAACCTTCCAAGTCTGAAGCAGACATTGGTGGTGTCTCTGAAACATTTACTTGTGATGAAGTCATAGTGGTTTTCTTTTAACTATAGTGAATTGTACTGCCATGTCTAGTAGTGACATCACCAGACTTCTCAGGTACAGGGTTTTCTTCGTTAACACCTAGTTCGCTAACGATAGCTTTTTCAGAGACAAACTTTCCGTCTTCATCTCTTTTTCTACTGGACTTCTTGCTGGGCATTAGGATCCTCCATTGGTTGTTGTTGTTGTGAAGCGTCAGCTAATTTTTTAGGATCAACTAAAGGTGATCCCAAGGCAGCAGGTCCAAGACTTTGAATAAGCTGCTGCTGTTGCATAGCTTCTTGTTCTGCTTGGATTTGTTCTTGTGTTTTTACTAGGTTAGCAGTATCTATACCAATACTGGTAGCAAGACGTTTGACCGCTTCATCTACATTTACGTATTGTCTCATTACATCTGGTCCTAAAGCTTGAGCTACAGTTCCTATAAACTCTATCAGTTTATTTCTATCATTACCTCTACCAAGACCTTGAAGTCCTGTCACTATCTTGGGTTTGACCAGTTCATCAGGCAGCTTGGGAACCTTGCCCTGTCTTACTAGCAGGTGCATACGTCTTCTGAGATATGGTAGTTGAAACTCTTGGGTCAAGATACTATAGATACCACCAAGACTATTCTCTAGCTCTTGTGCCATAAGATTTATCTCGGCTGCTGTCACTCTTTCTGCGTCACGTTGTACTGATCTTGCCATCAAGAAAGCAAACTCAAGTCTTGCTTCTATTCTTTGTATGGCACTAAAAGCAACAGAGAAGTCTGCACTCTTACCAACTTGCATGACAGAAATATCTGCTGCTGTACCTTCTCTTACTGCTCCATTCGGTGCTTTGCTTATGGTGGCTGCTCTTGTGACCCCATTCGGATTGACAAGAAAAAGCGTTTTCGCACTAGCAGCAGCACCTTCGATTATGGCTTGCATCAAAGACTCAAGACTAATTAAATCTCCTCTGTATTCTTCGACATAACCTCTACCATAATCTTCACCATCAACTCTGATAAATCTAAGAGGCAGCCAAGGTGTTACATCTACTCTTGATCTACCATCTGTGTTTGGTATCTTCTCTCCTTTACATTCTTGAAACCAGAAGACATCATCATTAATCCTTTTTATATGTGTATATATATCAAGGTCATCTGTCATTGTCTTAGCGTCATAGTTCTCTTTCTTCTTGATCTGTTCTAAGAAAGCAGCAGGTAAAGCTTGTGGGTGTATTGTTTCTTTGGTTAGTATTTCTAATACGTTACCTACTTCATCACGCTTACAAACAAACTTAGATAATGGAAATACTTTTAAACCTGCATCTGTTAGATATAACAAGACATTACCTGATACGACAAGATGTTTGATCGCTTCAAACATGGCAACTCTGTCATTAGATATTTCTATCTGATTCATCAAAGCATTTTCTATTGTGCGTAGTCCTTTATCTATCTCACTCTGCATTTGTTCTTGCCCTTGCTTTCTTATCTCAAGAGCATCTATTTCTAATTTAAAAAATGCTGTGCTTGGAGGAAGCAAAGTCATTAATAATTTATTTGACAAACTGTTCACACCACGACTACCAGTAGCTTGAAAGGGAGTTTTTATCCTCGCCCTTGTCCCTGATGTCTGTTCTGGTATCAAGCTAGGTATCGTTAGCTTTGAAGATTCTTTTGCTTCTCTATCGTAGACAGACCTACTACTAACAAGTGCTTCATACCTACCTGCTGCGGTTGTGCCTTGTGCTGAGTATTCCATATTAAGCTGGATAGTTTAAATCTCCACCTTTACCACCATCAAGCAATGGTATCTGCAATGATTTAGTTCCCATCTTTCTGCCCATAGCAGTTTTTGTTTGTGCAGTTTTTTTCTTTTGTGTGCCAGTAACAACCTTATCAGCAGTATCTTCTATAGGAGAATCAACTGGTTCTACGGCTGGGGCTGGTGGTGGTTTGGGTCTTCCTCCTAAACACATAATTTATAAATATTAATTTTTCCTTATACTAGCATGAACTAAATTAAAGTCTTCTTTTTAGTTTGCGTTAGCTTTTGTGCTGTAGCAATAGTTGGATTAGAAAAGTTTTTAGTTTCTTTTTGTTTTGCAATCTTTAAAGAATCTGCTGTTTCACTTTTCTTCTTCGTAGTTTCAAGACCTTCTTGTTCTCCTGTAATTACAACAGGGTCATTCTTGCTTTCATACTTTGCAACTTTTTGTTGAGTCATACCACCACCACCAAAACACATAGCTAGTTCTCCAAGACTCTGTTAGTTAACATAGTTTCTTTTTGTCTTAGTTGCTGTTCAATTAGGTAGTCAACAACAGACCTCTGCCCTGCACGATACCACACTTCACGATCTGATAGCGATAGGTCTGGGTGTCTGTTAGGAAACACAGCATCTAAGGCTTGTATAAGTTCGTCAGTAATTACAGGTAAAGACACAAAAATTAAAGAGCTATCTCTATATTATATGTTAGTCTGTAGATAGCAAGGAGTGGTTACCTTGTTGCAACGCTAGAAAACCTCAAGGGTGTGGTTCCTCTTGGGGTTTTCTTTATGGGTTCCAAAGTTTTACTTCACCTGTATTGTAATCATAATCTCCTTCTCGCAGTATCCTTGTAAGCCTTGCGTTCAAGATAGCATCAGCAATCGTATAACCTTTCTTAGTATATGTCTCCTGTACCTTAGACCATAGTGCTTCTTTGGTATCAGGTGTACTAGCTAAAGTCTTTGAAGCAGTAACCATACCCATACCTTTGATACCAAGTATTCCGTCACCAGCATCACCAGCTAACGACATCTCAAACCAATGCCTGTCTGCTTTCTTGTTTGTGATATGTTCTATCGAATCATCAGCTATAAGTTTGCATGGTAGTGTTCTCATATCTTTATCTACTGAAACTATTATCGGGTCTTTGTATCTGCCATTGGTAGCAAGCAAACCAAGTACGTCATCTCCTTCTAGGTTTTCATAAGCTACAGTTTCATATCTTTCTTTTACTTCTTTGATAACACTTTTAAGTGCTAGTGGTTTACGTTTACCTATCCTGTTGATCTTGTACTCAGGAAATATCTCATGTCTAAATGTAGGGTAAGAAGTAAAGCACATAACTATGTCATGCTTGCTGTCAGCAATACTTCTATAAACATCTAGTCTGTTCTCTATCAGATTAAGTATGTCTCTTTCATCAGAGTGGAGAGTATGCTCCCAATCATTCCATCTTGTGTCTTGCTCACAGGCACAGCAAGAATTGTAGATCAACCAATCAGCATCAATAAGTAAAGTCATAATTAAATAAAATCCTCATATACAACAAGCCGACCTGTCTTCTGATCGTACAATAATTTATCTACTTCTCCTGTCATACCAGTATGTCTTGATTTCAACACCTTTAGTTGTAATCGCTGTCTCTCACTGGCTTCTCCTGTCTGGTTTCTTGAAGCAGATAACACGACATCAGATAACTGAAGAAGACTATGCGATCCTCTCAAATCAGAGGTATCAACATCTCTGCCCGACTCATGTGATTGTCCTTGTGGTCTGCGTAGATGGCTGACCAATACAATAGCTATACCAGTTGCTTCACTCAAACTTCTAAGTTTGGTCATTATTATATCTATCGCTTTGCGTTCATTATCTAGTTCAAGACCAGACAAGACAATGCTTATGTGATCTAGTATGACTACCTTTACTCCATCAACAGTAGCTAAGTATCTTATCTGTTCAAGCAATACATCAGGCTCAAGACTACCGAAGTGATTGTATAAAAAAAGATTGCGTGTTGATGTGAGGTTATCAAACGCAATCCGCAGATCATCTTTAGTTATGCCATCTTCATTTAAGTGCAAAGGAATGTTTAAGTCAATACCTACTAGACCTTGAAGAGTTCTTTGTACTGATTCTTCTAACCCAATGTAACCAACCTTAAGTTTTCTTTTTAGGAAGTGGTGGCATAGCTCCCTGCATATCGTGGATTTACCTGCTCCACTTGCGGAAGCTACTGTAAAGATTTGACTAGGAAACAAACCTCTTGTGTATTCGTTCAGCTTTGGAAATGGAAAGTCTGATACAGGTTTACTTGTTTCTTTGGTAAACAAATCCCAAGCGTCTGCTGCATTAATAAGAGAGTCAGGTCTTACTGGTCTAGCTTTCCATAATCTGTCTTTGACTAGCTCTCCTTCTCCTAATACAAGATGATCGTTTATATCATTACGATCTAGTCTTGCTATAGCTGCCTTACCTCTTGGCAAAACCTCCATACATTTCTCTGCTGCTTTGTTACCTGCTTCATCATTGTCAAAGCAAATAACGATACGACAAAAACTATCAAGCCATTTATAGTTTGCTGCTAGGTACTTAGCTGCTGACTGCACTCCTGATGGTATGGATACACAAGGAAACTTATTACCTTGTATCTGACTAGCACTCATGCAATCTATCTCACCTTCGCAAACAGTTAGAAAGACAGAACCATTACCTCCATGCTGTCTCCATAAATGCTGACCCCATAACTGTACCTTTGACATATCTCCTATCCATATAAACTTCTTATCTTGAAAGCGTATGTGCTGTGCAACATCATTACCTTTCTGATCTTTATATGTAGCTACTTGTACTGGCTGTCTTCTGTACTCTGACATACCATAACCAAATAGTTCTGAAGTCTCCTTAGTGATTCCACGTTTAGGTAAAGCAATCGGTGTTACCTTAAGTAACTGTGGGTTTGGTTTGTAAATAGGAATGATCTTACTGGTCACTGGTTTTTCTTTTTTGTTTGGGTAGTAGGTGTATCCGCAATCCATTGTGAAACAATGGTGGTGTCCATCATCAAAGACAGCACAGTTTTTTTTACCGCACTCAGGGCAAAGTATCTTGGATTTATATTTGCTAGTCATAGTACCAGTTATAAGTAAACTCTTTGACAGGAAAACTTACGTTACCAATACATACTTTTCTGTGAGATTTGATAATTTTTTCTGCTGATTTTCTTTTCAGACTATTAAATAAATACTGACTTCTTTTCCATTGTGTTTCGTAATGACGATTAGCTTTTACTACATCATCAAACCAACTTCCAAGAAACCAAACATATAAAATAGATGATCTTGTGTTGTACCAGTAGTCACCTTCGTCAGCAGTAGGTGGCTGACTTACATTACAAAGTTGTGCCATACCAATCATCAGGAATAAATTTGTCGCAGTATTGAAACCCATGTCTCTCACACCACTTGGCATAAGAGATAGAGTTCTTGGCTTTAGATAGTTTGGTTCTGCTATTTTGAAAACAGAACCTTATATCTAGGTCGGGTCGTTTCTCCTTAATTGCAAGATGCT